CTAAGGTATATGACCTTTCTGTAAGCCCTTCAAATCCTAGCTTTATCGCAAATGGTTTAGTCGTTCACAACTCCAACAACAGTTTCGCGCTTAGCATTGGTCATAAGCGTAACGGGGTACCTCAGATCGACTTGTTAGTTGAAGTTCAGCCCTTACCTGGTATGCCTCTGTCCTATAGATATATCTACGATCACTTGATGAAGCCTCTTATAGAGCAGCGCAACGTTCAGGTTGTGGCAGCGGATAGGTGGAATAGCTTGAAACTTCTGTCGGACATTGAGGAAGACTTTGACATAGTCACAGTACAGCACTCTCTAAGGTATGCAGAAATGCAGTTGTTTAAGGAGTATGTTGAAGATAAGGAGCTTTTATTCCCCTGCCTTCCTAAAGGTGAGTCCATAGATACAGTACTGGCGTACAACGCAGATGACTATCCTAATTGTTTTGCTCATAATCCAGTTGGTCACTTTATATTGCAGTTGGTTACTGTGCAAGACACTGGAAGCGCAGTTATAAAGGGTGAACAACTAACTGATGACCTAGCCCGAGCTTCGATGCTGGCAGTTAGTCTGCTTTTGGACGAAGAGTATAAAATGTTTTGGGAAAAACCCATTGCCGAGACCGCGAACGTCATCGACGTTACGCAAATGGCCATATCTAGGGGAGTTACAGGTGGTGTATTCGGTGGAACTGGCGGAAACTCAGGTGGCTCTTCTTCAATCGCCATCGGAAGAGTTATCTCTAGATCGGATTCGTAATTTTTGTTATCTTCAGGAGAAACTAAATGCCTACTAAACTTAAGGTATCATTGCAGCAAGTTCGAGGCGAGACCAAGTCCGCTGGGATGTTGGACGAAGCTGCCATTGCTGCTACAAAAGTGTTCAATCCCTTAGAGGAACTTGCGAAAACTGGGGCATTTAAGTCTGAGTCTGCAGTTCACAACGCTATGGTCGGTGTGTGTCCCAAATGTTCAGCACCCATGACTCAAGCAAAGATCGCTAACGGCGATGATGTTTTCTGGTGCGCAACTTGCTGTGTAACCTCTCCGAAGCCGAACAATGTTTAGCATAAACCGAAAGCCTCAAATTCGATCTGCTCCTCAGCCAGGTAAAAAGTCGACACTTGGCTCTACCTCCAGGCAGAAGTCTGAGTCAGGTAGAATGGAGTCGTTGAGCACAATGAGCCCCACAGGCATGCAGAACACGACAGTGTCTTCAAACCCACTGTCTGTTGACTTGTCTCCTATGCTTACAGGCTTTGCCCCGCAGAAAGAAAGTCAGATGTTCTACCAGTTGTATCGTGACATGTACTACAACGATGCAATTTGTGGGTCAACAGTTGACCTAATGTCCTCAATGCCGTTCAGTGAGTACAGCCTTGGTGGCGTAAAGGATCTTGGGATCCTTAGGGCGTACACTGAGACGCTTGAGAGACTTAGCCTGCGGTCAATGTTCCCCGAGATTTCTGTTGACTACTTGGTATTGGGTGTGCACTGCTCTTCGCTTCTGTACTCCAAGGAGCGCAAGGTCTTCATCGACACTATGCCCCATGCTGTGGAAAACATGACTGTGCAGACGCTGCCCTTCTACAGCCAGGACCCTCTCATAATGGTTAAGTTTCCAAGAGAAGTCCAAAACCTGTTCGCTCCGAAGTCCGGTGAATCCAATAGCCGGATAGAGCGGTTGCGTTCGCTAGTTGGTAATACTGTCATAGAGAAGATAGCCTCAGGTTCGTTGGAGCTCGACCCACTGAGTACGTTGTATCTTCCGCGTAAGTCATTCACTAACACCGACTTTGGAACCTCGTATTTCCGTCGAGTGCTGCCTATATACCTTATAGAAAAGAACCTGTACCGTGGTACGCTAATTGAGTCTGCTAGGCGTCAACGTGGCATTCTCCACCTTACACTGGGTGACGGTGACACGTGGGAACCTACTATCGCCGATATGGAGTACATGACTGAACTGTTCATGAACGCTGACAGTGACCCTCTAGGTGCGATAATTGCCACCCGTATGGGTGTTGAGGTTGGTGAACTACGTTCAGGTGGTGAGTTCTGGAAAGTTACTGACTTCGCTGACTCAGTAGTGTCATACAAGCTCAGAGCACTAGGTGTAAGCGAATCCTTCCTTTCTGGTGATGCCTCGTACAACACTGCCGACAATGGCCTATCTGTGTTCATCGACCAGATACGGTCTTATCGGGAGATGATGACCCGTAAGCTGTTCTATGATAAGCTGTTCCCACTTGTTGCACTTATCAATGGGTACACACTGAACTCTAAAGGTAAGATATCAATCAAGGAGAATTTGCTTGATACGTTGTCTCCTGAAGAGGCTTTGTTCACACTGAACGATGGCTCTAGACTTTTGATACCTCAAGTGTCTTGGGCTAAAAACCTGAAACCTGAAGGTGACTCGCAGTACATGGAAGTTCTAACCACTCTGGCCGACAAGGGTATTCCTGTACCATTGCGTGTTCTTGCTGCTGCAGGTGGCCTGAACTTGGAAGAACTAATTCGCCAGAAGGAAGATGACCTTCAGAATCGCAAGTTGCTGTCGGAGTATTCAAAGCTCATTGCAGATCTTAGCCCAAAGCCTGCTGAAGGAGGGGACGAAGAAATGGAAGCCTCTGCCACTGCATTGGCTTCAGCGCTTGCTTCCGTAGCACCTGGTCGTAGGACGAAGTCGGCACTGCTAGCTAGCGGAGGAAGAGTCCCACTGTTGTCTAGAGAGTTTGGTGAGACCGGCGAAATCAAGGACAAGTCAAAGACTGGTAAGTCCAAGTTCGTTCGGGATCAAAAATCTGCCAACGACCGCATCAACCGTAACATCGCAAAAGCTTTGAGAAACGCAAACTCCAATGGTAAATTTGGAGTACAGACTGTACAAAGGAAATCACCGTGAAACTAAAGCTTGTCATTTCAATCTCCGCCGAAGACAAGGCGCGTATGGAAAAAATTGATCCTACCTCTACCGAGCAAGTTGAAGCACCTTCACTTGAAGTTGTTGCATCTTCAAGAAAAGTCCTTCGTAGGAATAGAGGGTACAAACCAAGCTTCAAGCGTGCCCCATGATTATCCAGGAGAAGGTCCTTCGCATGTACGCGGCTGCACGAGGGATGCGAATCAAGAATGCAGCTAGTTCAATAACGCTGCGTACTGGCGATAAGTTCTTTCTTGTTAGGTCAGCTACTGCTACTTACGTCTCGCTTGACGAAGAGCTGAAACCAAAGTTCAAGCTGGGTGAGTATGCGCTTCAGAAGCTTGAGACAAATTCAAAGAAGGTAGCAGTAAGATCAAAGGATCCAAAGCTACCTGATGCAGAAGTAGAGATAACTAAGCTGAAACTTGCTCCCAGGTCTAAAAAGCCTGGGATTCCCTTATCTGTGCTAAAAGAGCGTATTGACAAGGCTATTACTGCACCACCTTATGAGATAGTTTTAGCTCCTCCGGCTCCTTTCTTTACGCCTCGACAGTTGAAGAAGTTTTGGTCCACTAACAAGGCGAAGTTGCAAATGGGGTTCCGTAAGTCGTTACTTCGTGTCCTAGAAGGTAGGCCAGACGATAGCGCGAGTAAGATTGAAGTTAAGTTGACAGAGTCGTCTGTCAACGTACAGGCTACTATCTCACTTCCTGGTGATCGTTATGCCATGCTGCGGTATAATGCTACAGCAAACGGTAAGTTCCTAGTTATCTTCGCGTCAGTGTCAGTAGAGTCCATTACGAAGAAGCCAGAGCTGGTCTTTAGAACACCTGCTGTTAAAGCCTTCTTCTCTGAATACTTAAAGATGAAGCCTAAGCTGACTAAGTCCTTCGGTCTCCCAGACGGTGCCACTACTGGTCCTTTCATGATGACCAGCAACGTACTTACACCCTACCCTGCAAGGACACGATACTTCGTGACCCGCGTATGATCTACTGTCTGTGCGTACCTCAATACGTACCAGCACCCGAGATACGGTATGTGCCAGTTTCGGGACCAGTTCCATATTTTGTACCAACACCAGTCGAGGAAATTCCCGGTGTTAAGGTTCCCACAATGTACATCGAAAGTCGCTCCATATGAAACTCATGATAGCTTTGGACCAGGTTAGTCAGTCTGCCGCTGTTAAGCTTGACAAACGTGACGTAGCTCGTATCGAGAAGGACCCTGCTGGTCTTGCAGCACAGCTGTATCTTACTGACCTAGTAGGCATACTCAAGCAGTGCTCTGATCGTTACTACAATGACGGTACTAGCCTGTTGTCAGACAGGGCGTTTGACGCACTAAAGGACGAGCTGCAGGTAAGAAATCCTGCGCATCCCTTCCTGAATCAAATTGGCGCCCCAGTTGCCAAAGGAAGTCGGAAGGTACCACTACCTTATGCGCTGTTTAGTCTGGACAAGGTGAAAGCTGATACCGTAGCAAAGTGGACTACCCCTAAGAAGGGTCCTTACGTAGTTTCGGACAAGGAAGACGGGAACTCCTTAGAAATAGTGTACAAGTCTGGAGGTGTGAGCATCTACACCCGAGGTGATGGAGTTAAAGGGCAGGACGTTACCTTCCTTGCTCCTCATTTGGACATTCCTCAGGCTATACCATCAGGAAAAGTTCTTGCAGTTCGTGCAGAGGCCATAATTCCCAATGCCGCGTTCAAGAAATACTTCACAGGTGCATACCGCAACCCTCGCAATCTTGTTGCGGGTGCTATGAACAAACGTTCCGTACACGAGTCCCTACCGCACATACACGTCATTGCCTACGAGATCATAGAGCCTCGTATGAAGCCTTCGGCAGCATTAGCGAAGCTGAAACAATATGGATTCAACGTGGTACCTTACAAGGTGTACAACACACTAAGTGTTGCCATGCTAAGTAAGCTCCTGGCCACTCGCAAGGCACGTTCTAAGTACGACATTGACGGACTTGTTATTGAACAAGACCAGCTGAACCGTAGGCCTAGTGCAGGCAACAATCCAGGCTACGCAGTCGCGTTCAAAGAAGCCGATGAAAACCAGATGCACGACACCAAGGTAATTGAAGTGCAGTGGGAAGCCTCAAAGCTTGGAGCACTAAAGCCCGTCCTACGCATCCAACCTGTAGAGCTTCCGGGCAACACAATAAACTACGTTACTGGTCACAACGCCTTCTTCATTGAGCATGGATACCGCAGCAAAGACAAGCTGAAGGGAATGCCCGTTAAACCGATCGGTCCAGGTGCGGTAGTAAAGATCATTCGTAGTGGTGACGTTATACCCCACGTGGTAGAGGTAGTAAAGGGTTGTACCAAGCCTCAGATGCCCGACGAGCCATACAAGTATGGTCGCACTGGCATAGACATATACCAGACAGTGACCTCTGATCTAACCAAAGAGAAGCTCATAACTTCGTTCTTCGTTACAGTAGGTGTGGAGTACATGAAGCTCAACACTGTGCAGAAGCTAGTTCAGAACGGTTTCAATAGCATACCGAAGATCCTTCGTGCTAAAGCAGCCGACTTCCTAGTCATACCTGGTTTCAAAGCCACGTTAGCGAACAAGCTTTACGCTGCCATTCAAGCAAAGACACGCGAAGTAGAACTCCACACCTTGATGGATGCCTCAGGTGTGTTCGGTGCAGGTCTAGGAGAGAAGCGGCTAAAGCCTCTTATAGAGACCTTCCCCAATATTCTGACCTGGGTTAATCTAAAGCCTTCCTATATAGAAGAGCGAGTTAAGACCGTTCGAGGTTTTAACCAGACTGCAGCACAGTTCGCCGTTGGATTCCCGAAGTTTCTGAAATGGCTTGCCACTACTCGTATCAAGCCTATACTGCCCGCAAAGATCAAAAAGACAGGCACTATCCTGCAAGGTCACACCGTAGTATTCACGGGAATCCGTGTTCCTGACCTGGAAACAACCATAATTTCTAATGGTGGAAAGATAGGGTCTGGCGTCAATTCTACGACGACTATTCTGATAGCCAAAGATCCTAATGAGAACAGTGCCAAGCTTAGAAAAGCAGCTGACCTAGGGATATCCATCATGACCGTGGATAAGTTCAAATCGAAGTTTAAGGTGTAACCATGAAAATCAAAGTGTTCATGTCAACTTCTGAGGAAATGACACTAGCTAGTGCATACCGCAAGTTTTTAGCGGCTAGTAAGCTTGCTGCTGGTGCTCTTAAAAGCCCTACATTGGCAGACCAGTACCATGTAGCGATAGTGAGAGACCTATACCATTTCTTGACTGACAACGACTTTACCTGTGATGTTCTGCTGGGAATGGGGTTCAAGAAACCTCTGGTAAATGCAGCCAAGAGCATAACGGAAGACCTTGAGGATCATGGCTACTCTGTAGTTGCGGACCACTTGGAACACGCTGTGGTGAAGGTCAATCAGCTCATTATTGACCCTTCGTATTCCCGACTGGGTACGTCGTATGAGACGCGGGATAACTACCCTGTACGTGACTTCTATAACTATTGGGAGTTAGTAAAGCCTATCAAGCACTTGCTTGACTTGACCCCGCTGGCACTCGCAGACCGAATCAAAAACATGCAAGAACCAGCTCATGCCTCTACGCTTCTGAAGAGCAAAAAGAAGAAAGCTAAGCGTACACTAGTCATCAACATTCAGAAGTCAAACTAATCATCATCCGAGGCTCGCATGAAACTTTTCTTCAACAGTCTATCAGCGTCAGACGAAAGCGTAGATGCTTTCCTGTATGTACTTATAGTCATCATACTTGCGGTAAACAAGAACGACGTACAGGAGTTCACTAAAGGTCTTACGGCTAAAATGCACAAGGCAAATGACCTTCTGCGTCAGCACGGTGCTCACAAGTCTACCGTAAAGTACTTCAACAAGTTCCTTCTTACCAAGAGTCTTTCTGATGCCGAGGCTGCGGAACTGGGTAAGACACTGAAGACCTTCAAGGTGTCATTCACCCGTGACGTTTCTATTGACTTGTCCCACTTAGACTTGTTGAATGCTTGTATCCAGAACCTATCAACTGATTCTGAAGCTGCATGGCGTAAGATAGAGCGAGATGTCAAGATCCTCAACAACGCTGACCTTACTTCGGTCTTCACAACTGAGTCAACCATTGAAGTACAGGGTATCACCTATATTACGGCAGCATCCCGGATAAAGCCGCTAGTAAAGAAACTCAGTGGTAAGCTGGACACAGTGTTCCTTACTATTGCAGAGGCTCAGGCAGCCCGAGCTGCTCAACCTGAAGTGTACGCGGAGTACACTAAGCTCCTTAAGGTTATAAACCAGACCGTCAAGCACGAGATCTTTACGTTTGTTCGCAAAAAGAAGCAATCACTTGTGGACGTAGACGTAGTACGGTCGCATCTCGAATCGCTGAAGATGCCAAACAACTTACCCCGGGGTTTCGTGGGTGGTCAAGTAGACGAATCAGGCAAGTTCTACACGGCCGAAGGACGCATGCTGGACAAAGTCCCAAGTGGTATGGTTGTTATGAATCCAAAGTATGATCCTGCTACGGATAACACTTATGCCTTCACCACCAGTGAAGGCATACGCTACCGTACTCAGACGTTCTTGTCTAACAACAAGAAGGCTCGGCACAGCGTAGTGCGCGAGTTCATGCAGAATGAAGAAGAGCATCGTACCAGGTGGCGCCTAGACCTGACGAAAAAAGGTTCCGAAGAACAGGTACTTGCAGCCATGGTTGAGCTACTCTACACAACTTCTGCTCGTATTGGTGGAAAGGACAACGCTACTGCAGGTGAACCCACCTATGGTCTGAGTACCTTGCAAGTTGCATGGGTAAAGATGACCCCAACAAAGATAATCTTGGACTACACGGGAAAGAAACTGGCAAACCAGTACGTCGAGTACAAGGTTAACACACCGACTGCGAAGAAGGTGCAGGAGATCATCAGAGCTCAATTGGATCGTAAGACTCCCGAGTCCATGCTGTTTACGTTCAATCATCGCCATTTGAGCAGACAACGGGTCGCTGCCTACCTAAAGACATTGGGCATACAGCTTACTCCTCACTCCTTCCGCCGCATTACAGGAACGAAACTAGCCGAGTCAATATTGGCCAAGGCTCCTTTCAAAGCTTCTGCTTATCCAAAGCAGGCTGAAGTTGAGAAGTGGTTCAAAGATGCCGCACTAAAGATCGGTGAAGCATTGCATCACCGTAGTGGGGAGAAGGTTACATCCGCTACTGCCATCAAGTCTTATATTGACCCACAAGTCATCGAAGACTATTTCGTCGGCCTAGGACTTCGTCGTCCCAAATGGCTACCCACCAAGTAAATCTAAAGGAAATACCATGAAAGTCCTAGTTAGTTTGTCTACCTTTGTTTTTGCTATGAACGATCCTGATATAGAGGTAATGAAAAACCCAAAAGCAACCACAGCAGCGCTTATGAAGGGCATTCAAAGCAAAAATCCCATGGTGAGAAGGGCAGTCATGCGAAACCCCAATGCAACTGCCGAAATCATATCCAAGGGCCTGACTGACCAGTACGCAGTAGTTCGTGCAGCTGCCTTTAAGAGTCCCAAGGTCACAGTTGCACAACTGCTCAAAGGCATTAAGGACAAGGACAAGGCCGTTCGTCTAGCCGTTGTTAGTAACCCTAAAGCCACTACCGAGATTCTGGAGCAAGGTTCCACTGACAAGGGCGCACGAGTCAAAAAGGAGTCTTTGCAAAAGTTGAAAAGCACTAAAAAGTAATCTTTGCCTACCCATCAAGTAAATCTAAAGGAAATACCATGAAGTCTGGACGCGGTGACTGGAAACGCCAGAAGAGCAAGCTCCTCTGATTGCAGCCACTCTTAACCTAAGGAACCCTCATGAAAGCCATCATTCATACCAGTCTGTCCCGCAAGCGTTCGCACAAGTCTCCCCGGTCTAGCTTCATGTCTATGTTGATGACCAAGCTGGGTGGAGACCCGGGTAACGCAATTGCCGACGCCTTCGTTAAACCTGATCCCGAGAAGTTCAAAGAACTGATGGAGGAAGTCGTGAACTCCATGGCCAAGTCCATCGGTCGTACGCCGCCTAAGGTTGAATAAGATGAAGAAGCACAATGATTTCAGTTAACCTTATATAACTTTTGGCCTGGGACATGAAACTTTGGATTTCAACCTCTAGTGTGCAACTAATACCGAGCTCACCCTCGGTATTAACCTTGTTCCACGTACCCAAGTCCTTGCCGTTTCAAGGCTTGCCCTTCGTTGAAGGAGTAGCTGTATTTGTTCCCCACCAGGTGAACAAGAAGGTACCGGATCACGTCAAGAAGTTGCTCTTCAGCATAAAACCTATTGGCTGGGACTACGCACCAGAGGGTTTGACACACCATCAGCTTCCTTACAATGCACGTCTGGGCGTTGTCGAGTTACCACCGTGAAGAAGAAGCAGTAAGTCTTCTGGAAAAGAACGGGTTCAAGATCAATAAGGTCGAATTGACTGGTCCTCAGTTTCTTGAGCTTAACAAGCCACCAGTGTTTGACAAAGTACCTATTCAACCTGGTCAAGTAGTGCTGAATCCTAGACTACTGTACCCACGTGCTAGGTTCTTGTGGAGCGCTCACAACAAGAAATTCACTGAGTGGGAACGAACATTCGTTTACAACATAGGTGGTCTTCTGAAGGCAGGTAGATCGTTGTCACCTAAGCAGCTCGAACATCTGAATAAGTTGTTCGACAAGTACAAGGTTGCATTAGATGCTGTTGCCTCAGATGCTCTTGACGCTAGTCTTAAGAAACTGGATCTCTCAAGAGAAGATCTTGCCAAACACCTGCACAAAAGGGTATAGAAATCAAACTTCTACGTACTTCAAAGTTGTTTGACAAAGGCGTAGCAGCAAATAACATAATTTTTGACAATCGAAAACGTGGGAGTAACCATGAAACTAAAGGTAGCACTGGCAAGCGTTGGCTTGCCCTCTCCAGAGGTTATGCGTATGTATAACCACATTGTGCCTAAAGGGTTTGAATTTCAACTCATTAACTTCGAGGATACAGTTGAAACTGGAGAGAACATTCGTGGTTACTTCTACATTAACAGCACTCCAACAGCAGAAGTACTTGGACTGGTGCAGAAAGTTATCATTGCCGCAAAGGCACTTGGCTTCACTACAGTTTCACGTAAGGTAGGCCTGAATCAGATACTGTACACCTGGTACAAGTCAGATATGGGTAAGTCGTATAGACTGGAACTGTGGCAAAATCTTAGACAGGATGGGTTGAGTGAACTAGCTCTGTCTCTCGAAGAGTACGTAACCAAACCAAAAGGTATCTAGTCATGGACTTTTCTTCTCAATCCTTTGAAATTCGTGGTGGTCCCGTTGTAGAGCTGAACAAGAACAAGTTCGAGGACGTAGTTACGAAGCTCTCCGGTGATTCTGCCCACAGCATTGAGGCCAATACATGGCTTCCGTTCGCTGCGAAGGAATACAACCTCAGTCCTGATATTCGCGATTACGTACTGGTTCCTGTTCCGGTAATCATCACCGAAATGCCCAACACCAATGGAGACTCTGTCACTATCAAGGAGCTGCTGAAGTTCAACCCCGAAATGGGTATGCAGGCATTCAAGACAGCTCGTGGTAAACCGTGTCACCACGAACACGACAATCGTGACTACACCAAGGCCAAAGGCGTTATCCTTGATGCCTTCATTCGTCCCATCCGTAGATTCGGTAACAACCGCTACTACAAAGTCATTGAACTGATGGGTTACGATCGGTCGAAGGATCCGATGCTCGTGAACTCCATTCTAAGTGGTGAGAACAACGCCTACTCTGTTGGATTCTATTACAAGTCCTACACCTGCTCCGTGTGCGGAAAGACCGTTGGGCAGACCAAGTTCGGTTCTTCTCAGGCGTGCGACCACACTTTCCTGCGTCGCAAACCCTACGCGATGAACGATGGACGCCTAGCCTATCGTCAATGCCACGACATCCTATTCTTTGAGACGTCAGTTGTAGCTGACCCCGCCTACAAATGTGCAATAGGGCCCCATGTAATGAATCCTTCAATTTTGTAAAAGGAAAGACCATGAAAACAATTATCAGTATGTATCAGTCCACAAGTGCTGTAGTTCAATCTTAGGAAATCCCCATGAAAATCTTTATCGCCCTAGCGGCAACAGCCCACTTAAAGGGGGATAGAGTCGTCGTAAAGTTCGGTAATAACCAGTGGTACACTGGGTCTGTCGCCTCTATTGGGAAGAAAATCACAGTTCTTTTTGACGATGGTGAGAAACACGCTTATGAACTAGGTGACACTTCTGTCAAAGGAATTACCTCGAAGCGTAAGTCTAAGGCAGCAATCACTAACGCTGACGCGAAGCTGCTGTACTCTGCACCCGTAGCCACACCAAAGGCACGTACTCCAAGAGCTGCTACCCCGGCCAAAACTGCTGAGCCTAAGGTACGCACACCTAAGGCAGCTGCCAAGCCTGTTGCCTCAACGCCAGAGGCACCTAAGGCAAACTCTTTCGTTGGATCAGTTGTCAAAAGTACGTTCGGTCCCATTGTCGTACTCTCCAAGAAGTATGGCCGTAAGTACGCTGAGTTCAAGTGGTCAAAACTTGATAACTCTGGAACGGGATGGCTGAAGTTCCCAGTGGATGAACGTGACGCTTCGCATTTTGTACGCTTCCCCTTCATTCGTGATGCAACACCTAAGGAAATGTCTGGTGGTCGTCAGAAACTTAGCGAGCGCTATACCAGGATAAGCAATGCTCTGCAAGAATCTCGGGACAAGATAAAAAGCCAGAAGATCCAACCAGGTGACGTAGTAAAGGTTACGTACTCTAGCAGTGTAGCCAATGAGGCCGTTCTAGAAGTTAACTACAGAACGGGTAAGGTTGCTATAGTTCGTAGCTCCGAAGGTGCAGCTTCGTACTACAGCAAGAAGCGCTACCTTCCTATTCGTCTCTGTGAGAAGATCGCTGACGGTGGTGGAAAGTTCGACCCCAACAATCCCATTTACGCCAAGTACAATATCTACATACCGCAATTCTACAAGTCAGGAAACACAGTCGCACCCAATCGTAATAAAGCCCGGCACAAGTTGTTTGGACTTAGCTCGAACTTCAACTTTAGCACCTACATGCCACCCGACGTAGTTGTTGCACTTGAAAAGTCAATAAAAGCAGCAAACGAAGTAGGTAATGCCTCAGCACGAACGTATGCTAACGCTATGGCACAATCTGCCGAAGAATACGGAAAGAATGGGTTGTCTCTACAGATATCCTATATGCTGCTTAACTTAGGTTCGTGGAAGGGTGAAGAAGCTCGTGCCGCGAAGAAGATACTTAACAAGTGGGCAAAGGCCAATTAGGCTACTACGTTCAAAGGAAAGACCATGAAAACAGTTATCAGTATGTATCAGCCCACAAGTTCTGTTACGTGCCCGCAGATTCACTACGTAAGTGGAATCCCAATGAAAGTTTTAATCAGTCTCAGTGCTAGTAGTCAAGAGTGGTTTGATGGGTTGCCCAAAAGAGCACAGAAGGAATACCTCATCAACAACCCCCGCAGTAAGTTTGGTACCGTACTTGCGGCAGCTCCCAAAAAGCTTGCGGCAGCTCCCAAAAAGCTTGCTCTGCTACCGGTACCAAAACTTCGAGACCTATGGAGACCAAGCGGTGAATTTTCGGATGCTGCTAATGAACGGGCTCGTAAAAGTGCACTCGACGAGATCTCTAAGATTAAGGCGGAGAACGAAAAACGTAAAGCAACAAATACTAGTACCAGAGCAGTACGTTCCCAATTTCGTACCGAAAATGCCTTAAATGATAAGACTATAGCCACGTTGTCCAAAAAGCTATATGCCACACTCGGTCCCTCTGTAAGAGACACTCATGGGAAGGCCCTTTGAACTTAAAAAAGGGTGCGAAGGCAGTACCACTGGCTGAGCGGGCCGCAAAGTCTCCTCTGCTGACTAAAAATCTTCTTGTTCACACGTCCGAGTTGGCTTACGCTAACAAGTCGATTCCACTGGATGAAAGAAAACAAATCCGTGCACAAATCCGCAACCTTACAGAGTACGGCACAAGAGAACAGCAGACTCAATTCTTGAGCAAGTTTTTGGCTGCCCACCAACGTGTAACACCCTCCGCGTCTAAGACACGCCCATCAAGGCGGAGGGTGTAGCCACTGAGGCACTGGAAGAAAAGGAGGCCAAAGCCCTGAAGCCTGCTAAGTCTGTTGCCGCACGGGATGCCCGGGAGATGTATGTTAGCCTCGCATGCTTTGCCCACTATAAGTTGCGCCTGAAGTACGAAACTGGCCCTGTGGTGCTTAAAAAGCTCAAGGTCACTATAGAAAATTGAGCAAAGACATCGGTCGGTAATCCTATGAGGACTCAGAGTACAGAGTCCTTTTGAAGAGTTTAGTAACTAAGGAAACACCATGAAAACCATAGTTAGCAAGTCCCTAAAAGCTATGTCTGCGGGTAAGAAATCACCCACGTGACGCTACTCGTCTTGAAGACATACGGGGTGAGATGGGTGAACTTCTAAGTGAGGCACGCCCGATAGCCAAAAAGGTGGGTGGCCACACGTATGCCGCGGCCTCCTCTTATTGGATATAGCACACATCGAATCTGCCTTGGGTGCAATGAGACTTCGAGTCGTCCATCTGCTACTACAATGCAGGACACCCTCAACGAACTACTAGAAGGCCTCAAAATGAAAATCTCTGTTTCTCTATCTGCAGGTGTGACACTAGACTTCGAGGATCACGACAAGTCGGCAGCACCTATCTTCCACTACGGTGTTCGAGATGGTGTTCGCGTATTCTTCAACAACAACTTCCTGCTCCGTGCAGAAGGTCCGGTGTCAAAGACTTTCTCTATCCATCATAGAGCAGACTTGATGAAGAACAGGTCATTTGAGCCCTTAGGCACGCTAGACCTAGCGCAAAACCGGGTGTACAAGATTGAGTTGTTGCCGATCTGGGCGGGCATGGGAATAGCAGAGGAACTTGTAGTCAGTCTTCTGAAGACGTTTAACGAACCCCTAGCCTTATCACGCCATAGTTGCCTGCAATCAGTACGCAACAACCTAGGCGTGGATGAGTACTTATGGTTAGACAACCTGTCTGAACTGGAAATCCGGGCAGTTAGCTGTAGGACGAAAGAACGTGTATCTAATTCGTGGTCCGTGTAGCATAACCTGAAATCCTTTCAACAAGTATACAAGTATAAGTCTAGAATTTAGTTACACCGCCCTGGTTGGGCAAAATGGTGCACCTATTAGTGGTTATATAGGCTTTTTACGCTATTTACCGCTAAATATGTGCACCATAATTTTTTTGCGTGAACACCTTTCACATATTTTGTACCATCCCAACCAGGAGCCGCCACATGTCTGATAGTAAATCAGTCCCCTTCCACGGCATTCTTGCAGTTGGAAACTCCAAAGACGAGGCCGTCAATCGCTACAAGATGGCGGCTGTCGGTAAAGGAGTTTCTGCCTACACGGATAAAGCCCATTCACTGTCCTTCGTTACCAACGCTAGCAGTTTATCTGAAATGTTCAATCCTCAGACCGGTGACCTGGACCTGGAAGAAACCCCCGATGTTCTGCAAAGTCTGGAATTCGCGTCCCAGTCTAACTCTGACAACCGCGAAGTTAACTACTTCGAGTGCCGTAGCGGATGTGGTGCTCACATCGTCTACGATTCTTCCGAGCTAGTGAAACATTGCCCGGTCTGTACCTCGGCAGTTATCGACGATGAATCCGAAGGCGATTCCGAAGGTGAGCCCGACGGTGACGAAGAATCCGATGACGACATGGAGTCCGATGACGACATGGAGTCCGATGAAGATGCAATCGATCTCGAATCCGATTCCGAAGACGAATCCGACGGTGAGTCCGACGGTGACGACATGGAGTCCGATGACGACATGGAGTCTGATGAAGACGACCTGGACTCAGGTGACGACGAGGAATCTACTTCTTCTGACGACGAATCTGAAGGTGACGACTCCGAAGGGGATGATGCCGAAGACGACTCCGAAGGGGATGATGCCGAAGAAGAGACCGACGAGAACGAGCCCGTAGTTATTGCTGCTTCGAGCAAAGCCGAAGCCGTGGAACTGTACCGCAAGGAACGCGCTGGTGTTATCCACGCAAGTGCGGTTGAAGTCAACTACATGGTGTGTTCGTCTGCTACTTGCGGAGCTCACGTTATTTTCGAGTCCAGCGACGTAACCGAATGCCCCATTTGCGCCTCCGCTCTGCAGGAAGCTGACGAGTCCAAAGACGAAGCCGATCTTGAAGTCGACACTGGCTCCGATGCTGAAGACGGTGATGAAGACGACATGGCCTCCGATGCTGAAGACGGTGATGAAGACGACATGGCCTCCGATGCTGAAGACGGTGATGAAGACGACTCTAACGAGCCATTGGCCGTAGCTGCCTCAACCCGTGCTGAAGCTGAAGCCCTTTACCAGCAGGCTCGTGCCGGTGTTATCCACGCAAGTGCAGTTGAAGTCAACTACATGGTGTGTTCGTCCTCCGATTGCGGTGCCCACGTCATCTATGAATCCGCTGAAGCTATTGCCTGCCCGGTATGTGCTTCCGCTCTTGTAGAGCCCGAAGGTGAAACTGAAGCTGCTGCTCCGGTCGGTACGAAGACTGTAGTAGTTGACGAGCTTGCCAACATCGACGATAGTGCCGATGCTTCGCACGAAAAGCTTGATGTGTCGTACTCCTCCAGCGTTGCCGGTTCTCCCATATGGACTGCGTACTATGCGGGCAAGCCTGTTGCCGTTGCTCGTAAGAGCGAGTCTGGCCACCAGGACATCTTCGACGAAGCTACCTTCGGTAATGCAGTTCTCGCCTCTGCTCGTCACGCTGGTGTTGTCAATACCCTGCGCGAAATGGGCTTCAAGGCTATTGCAAATGACGTAAACCTCGAGCGTTACGTCGAGCAGCAGATCGAAGAGCAAGTTGCTGAGGAACGTGCCGCAATGGCATCCACCCAGAAACAGTTCCAGGATCGTTTCAAGGCGGCTCTTGCAACTGCGTCCATCGGTATGACCCGTGGCTTCTTCGTCGGTCAAACCAATCCCCTGAAAGACAACCTGTTTAACGCCCTTAGCTCTGCGGGTGTTCGCAACCCTGATGTACTGTTGTTCAATGCGTTCAAGTCTGCTGCTGACGCATATCACAACGCTCTCTTCTCCAAGGCCAGTGAGATTATGGACAAGCCGGTTGAAGTTCAAGAAGGCCTAGCAAAGGCTGTACTTGAAATGAATCACACGTCTATGAGCGCAACGAACCCTGTGGAAGATCGTTTAGTCTCCATGGGAGTTCCTGCAACTGCTGCTGCGGTTTCTCATGTCCCGGATGATAACCTTGAGTCCGTAAGCTCAAGTGATGGTGGGTTTGGCGCAAAAGCTGCGGCTGTTGTGTCCGGTCTCGGCCGTCGCATTCGTTAATTAGTTTTCGTTTTTACTTATTAAGGAGTTACACAAATGTTGCAATTGCGTGAAACCCGAGTAGTTTACACTGGTCACGAAGCTGTTGCCACCGGCGTTGTTATCAACGAAGAAGGCATTGCCCTGGCCTACGTCAAGGAAAACGGCGCTACCAAAGTTCAGCCCTGTACCGGCGTTGCTGGTGAAATCTTTGCGGGCGTTAGCTTGTCCCGTAATGCTCCCCCGGCTGCTCTTCCCATGGTCAATGAAGGCATCATCGCTGCTGACGGCACTTTCGAGATGGGCCGTGTACCCAATGCAGGTCAACTGCTGGTCAAGGTCGGCGGTACTGCGTTCACCATCGTTACCACTGCTCCTTCCGTAGAAGAAGTGAAGGTTACTGGTTCGACTCTGCAATTCCAAGTTGCTGAAGCAGGCAATCAGGTCTTCGCTCAGATGGTCTACACACCCACGGTCATCGAAGCCCGCACCATCGTTGGTAACATCCCGGCCGCAGGTATCCCCCAGACCGACACCATCGGTACTCTGAAGGATGCGACGTTCGGTACCAACTACTTCGACGCTGCTGTTGACTGGTCTGATGCACTGTACGTCAAGCTTGGCCCGAATGGCACACTGACCAAAGGTACCGCTGCCGATGGCATCCCCAATGCTATCGTCAAAAACTCGCCCAGCCCGGCCAGCCCGTTCCTGGTTGTCAGCATCCGAGTTGCCTGATCCCAGTAAACCTCACTCAATTTAGGAGTTCAATACCATGCGTAAACAAAATCCGTTTGCTGGCGCTCAGCTGGTCCTCAAAAATGGCGACCCCATTTCTGAACTGAAATTCGGCCGTTCAAGTCAGCGTGCTCTGTCAGCCAATGGCGAGTTCAATGCCAGTGACAAGCAAGACCTGGTTCGTGCTATCACTGCTCTGATGACCTCGGTCAGCTCCGGCGAGGTTGTGCCTGAGTACAAGTCCGCCGTTGCCTCTTCGGGCGAATACGCTCAGATGGTTCAGGAACGTCGTGAAGTTCTGGCTGCTGCTTATGCTGACTCCACCGGCGAGAAATGGGCCGCCCTGGGTGCTTCCATCGCTCTGCAACTGCAAGAGCAACGTAACCGCGAAGGCTTTCTGCGTCGCGTCGCCGTTGGCCAGACCCTGAAGCAAGGTGAGATCCCGCGTATCACCATGCCGTCGTGGGATGCAGTGTCCATCGTTGCAACCAGCTCTGCAAGCGTTGGTTACCAACTGGTTCGTTCCAAAGTGTTCACCCCTGGTGAATTCGAGATCCTGGCCAACCTCCGTGTTGAAAACCTGGACATCGAACAAGTCTCCGGCGACCTCCTGGACGAAGCCTACAACCAAGGCCTGGACGCCATCATGGTCGGTGAAGACCGCCTGTGGAAGAAAGCCGCCGACCTGTCGGTTGGTGTTGTCAATCCCCTGAACTACATCAGTGGCACCCTGACGACCCAAATGCTGGCAACCATTCGCCAGCAAGTCACCGACTGGAACCTGCCCGCCACCAATGCCATCATCAGTAACGACTTCTGGTCTGACGTGATCGGCAGCAACGACTTCGCAACCTTCCTTGACCCGGTCAGCAAGTATGACCTGGTCCTGAACGGTTACCTGGGTACGTTGGTTGGTATGAACCTGGTTACTGATGCGTTCCGTCAGCCCAACCAGAAGGTTCTGAACCGTGGTGAAATCTACGTCGTGGCCTCCTCGGAGAACCATTCGGCGTACACCGATCGTGGTGGTGTTCGTTCCACCCCGACCAGCGGCGCCGACCAAGGCAATACCACGAAGGGCTGGCTCATGTCTGAACTGCTCAGCTTCGTCCTGGCCAATCCCCGCTCGGTTTCCAAAGGAAAACGTGTGTAACATGTGTAAAGGCAGGATGGCATGTAAGTAACAAAAATGGGACACTTCGGTGTCCCATTTGCTTTTGGTGCCTTCATTGTAATTTTATCGTTACACAAAACGCCTTAACTAGGAGCCTTTCATGAACAACGTATCCCGTGATCTTTTTCTTCTTTCTGCACTCGCTTTTCAGCAAGGTGATTACTCCAAGGCGGGTGAGCTGTTCTCCTCAAGCCTAAGTTCCGATGATGCCGCCGACTTCTTGGCGCAAGTTGATTCGATGGGTGAGGAAGACACTATGATGGAAGCAAACTCCTCCGATAAGAACAAGCTAAGCGACATAGCGAAGGCTATCAGTCGGGCAATTGGCTCTCATGCTAGTACTTCAGCCGATGAAGCCGTTGACGACGCGGAAGAATCTGGTGACGAAGAAGACCTGGACGAGGACTCTGATATTGAATCCGACGACGTGGACAGTGATGCTGCAGGTGAGCGCATTATCCCTAGCGCGCTGAGTTCAGTCAGCAGTGCAATCAAGGTAAAAGCGTAAAATGTCTAAGCCTGCAACTATTCTTGACGAACTTAACGAAAGTAGTTTGTTCTTGGCTAGCCTGTATGGTGTAAGGACATTGTTCGAGCGAGAGCTAGGCATAAAGAACATGCTTATTGCCACGGACGAAATGATAAAGGCACGTATCGCCCAAAGGGTTAAGCAGAATCAGTTACCTGAATACCCTTATGCCTATCTAATACTCAACGAAGTACAGTCTGTCAAAGAGATGCAACCCAACAAGGTAGTCCGACGTTTAGGATACCGCATGGGAACAGAAGGTGCCACTAGAGCTACCTCAACCAAGGGTTACATCTTTCCGGAAAAAGCAGGTGTCGAACTGAAGTACACTGATGCCGATCCTTATAAGGTGATCAGAGTTGCCGAGGCAATGATGATTCTGGGTCAAGTAGATGGATTGAACTTTGACCTTCGGGTAGGTGACGACGACGCCATGAGGTTGTCAATTAGACTGGAAATACCTGAGAGCGTTGCTATACCAATGGCTGATACTAATCTACCAAGCGCCCCAGCTGCCTTAGAAGTATCCTTGTCATTTGTTATGTATGGCTACGCAGGGTTCTTCCGTGAGGTGTCAGCCGTTAGCTCGAATTCTCCATTAGTTGCTACTACCTTTATAAACCAAGGTCTAACCGATGACAACTAAAGCCCTACCGCTGGATAAGACGCTAGTTACTGAGTTCAAATCTGAGATAGCCGACATTCATCTTCGTCAGCGCCAACTGAAGAACTCGATAGCTGCAAAGATACCACAGTCTTCGAACTTCAGGACCGGTGACTTCAGCCTAATAACGTCACAGCAGCTTGAACTCAACACTGTCACAACTGCTATTCAAATTCATGGTTATGAACCATTCATGGTAGACCTAGTGAACGGGTTGACCTACACATCTTTTGTGTGCAATGGATTGTTCATAGCATTTGCTGCCTTCGACAGGGTCGTCGTTAGGAAGCATTTGCTAGATACAAGAATAACTTACCTTTGCGCTTAAGCATTTAACGATTTCCTAAAGGAGCTCATAATGGGAATGCCTTCACCATCAGCTGGTGTGTACGTCAACGAGATAGACTTATCCCAAGTAGTATCTGGTGCCTCTTCCTCTATTGGTGCCATCGTGGGAGAGTCGAAACGTGGTCCAGTAGACGTAGCCTACCTGGTTACAAGCACGAAACAGTTCCTCGAGTTGTTCGGCAAGCCAGACGCCCGAGTTAGCTATATGCACTATTGTGCCTTGGCATTCCTGGAACATGGCTCACGTCTGTACGTGACTCGTGTGGCTCCAGAAGCTATGTACGGTGGTTGCACGATCTTCCTCAATGCCAATCTGAACGCAGCTGAGCCTTGGGCTGCTGGTGAGTCTGATCCGTTGCTGAAGCCATTTGCTCCTTCAGACCTTATGCACTTCTACGGTGCTGACCCGGGTGGCTGGAACAAAAACGTTGAGGTGCGTGTTTACCCCAACACCAACGAGAACGATGGTACGTTCTTTGTGGACGTGTACCTAGCTACTCAGGGCCAGCCTGTAGAGCGCTTCAAAGTTCACCTTAACTTCCTGCTTGATGGGTACGGTGTCCAGCTGAACGTGCAAGAGCACATCAACAAGAGAAGTGCTCACATTCGGGTAGCTCAGAACTACGATCAAGCTGATTACTTTGCTAGCCCCAACAGGCAATTCATCAACACCGTAGCATCTGTTAAGCTTACAGGCGGGCTTGATCCCCGTAAGGCTACCACTAGTGAAATCATGCAAGCCTGGGACTTGTACCAAGACCCAGAACAATTGGACATAAACATCCTCATAAACGGTGGCTACACCATTCCGGCTATTCAGTTGAAGATGGCAGAATTGTGTGAGTCCCGTATGGACTGCCTCGCAGTTCTCGATGTTCCTTCAATGGAGCAATCACTTCAGGATGCAGTCAACTATCGGCGTAACACACTGATGCTTGACTCCTCATATGCCGCTCTTTATGCACCTGATTACCTAGTCCTCGATCAGTACAACGACATAAAGTTGTACGTTCCTCCCAGTGGTCATGTGGCAGGTGCCTACGCCCGCACTGACAGCGAGTACGAGCTGTGGTTTGCTCCTGCTGGTATGAACCGTGGTCGTCTGAACATCCTTGGATTGCGCCACGTGTACAACCAAGGTGATCGTGATGCTCTGTACGACAACCAGGTTAACGGTACTCGTGTAATTGTCGGTGCAGGCATCAAGATTTGGGGTGCTGACACACTTCAATCAATGGCAAGTGCTTTGTCCAATGTATCGGTACGTCGCCTAATGATCTTCCTTGAGAAGAGCCTTAGCGAGGCAGCACTGTACTCTGTGTTTGACCCCAACGACTACATACTGCGTGCCCAGCTTGTGGAGCTCAGCGAACGGTTCCTGCTGCCTATAAAGAACGCACGTGGTCTGTACGCCTTCGGTGTAGTGTGCGATGAATCGAACAACTTGCCTTCCACCATAGCCGCTGGTGATCTTATCCTGGACGTGTACGTGGATCCTGTTCTTCCAGCCAAGCGTATCCACTTAACTGCCATCATCAACAAGACTGGCGCTAAGTTTGTTAACCAGTAAGGACTAGTCATGGAAATATCAATCAGCAAGACACGCGTGCAGAAGGCCCGAGAAGTTCTAAGGGCTGAAGAACGTCGCAAAGCCTCAGAGGCAAAGGCTTCTGTTCGTGAAAAAGTAAAGCTTCTCAAGGAAAAGAAGAAGGACTTGCTCAAGTCCATGTCTGAAATAAACAAAGCTCAGTTCAAGCAGCAGTCTGCCCTTTCGGAGAAGTTGGCGAAAGTAACCCAGACTCGTATGGAGTTTGAGACTGAGGAGCAGAAGATGCAGGAGCAGCTAGAGAAGCTTGCTACCAAACACGCATCGGACTCAAAGAAGATGAAGCTTAAGGCTCGTCTTGATGATCTGAACTCAAAGCTGGCAGACCTTGGTGTTACTACCGATGTGCCTAAAGACGATTCAACTACTGAAGATAAGGAGTAACACATGGCCAAGCCTACCCTAGGGCAAGTTGCAGCATCAATCCTCGACCCGATGCTGTCTGATAACTTCCAGATGAACTTTGCCAGCGTTCCTACTGGTGCAAACTCCCAACCGTTGCTCATGCAGTGTCGTACTGCTAGCAAGCCCGGTTGGACCCTGACCGCCTTGCAGGTACAGTTGTTCGGCCATACACTGAACCACTCCGGCAACCTGACGTATGGTGGTGACCTCACGTTGGAGTATGTTGAGAACCGTAGTGCACAGATCTCGAAGATCCTTGAAGACTGGGGTAAACTGATTCGTGATCCGCAGACCCAGACCGGCGCGTACAAGTCTGAGTACCAGCGCGATGGTGAACTGACGATCTTCGACCAGAAGGGCAACACAGTTCGTTCCTACATCATTCATGGATGTTGGCCTTCTGCGCTGCCTGATCTGTCCTTCGATGGTCAGTCATCTGCAATCATCGCCCTGAGTACGACTTTCAAATACGACTGGTGGGAAGTACGCGGTGGCTAATCCCGCACTAACTGATATTGCAAAGCTTCAAGCTCTCCGCGACCCATTACTTTCGTTCAAATGGGTCGCGGAGTCCTTACCCACGATCAGTGGTATTCACCTTGAGCCAAGCTTCCTTGAAAGTATAGATCTTCCTTTCAACAATATCTCTATTGCTGATAGCTGGCATGGTGGGTCTGGCTTTACATACTACCCTGGCACCCATGATATTTCAAGTTTCAGCTGCACGTTCTACGAGGATAACCATGCAACTACCACCAAGTGGCTGATTGCCTGGAAAGCCTTGGTTAAGGACATGGACACGGGCTTCTACAACCTGCCCAGTGTGTTCAAGAAGAACATCAATGTAATTATGCTGGACTCGAAGAACAACTCCGTCCTTAAGGCAGAAATGACTGGACTGTGGCCTGCTGAAACAGGCAACTTTGCCCTCAACTACAGTGATTCTGGTCGAATAATCATCACCCAGACCTTCAGTTGTGACGGTCAAGTGTTAACTCCGTTAATGTAAACGAATTTTTTAATGAGGAGTTGCTGATGAACTACGATACCGAAGGAATGGCAAAGATACTTCGTGACCCTGATTGGAGCGACATTGGAAATTTGCCTTCCAATTTCTTCCCGTACTCGTTCAAAGAACTGTATATCAGGCCGTTGACTGTGCAAGAACTTCGACTCTTCTCGAAGGCTGCCGCTCTTAATGACATGTCCCATGTAGTTAAGGCAGTTGACTTATGCCTCTCTACTGAGGCTTCAAAAATCTCAATCGGTGACTTCTACTACGTCCTTATGTGGCTGAAGATTCACAGCACTCCCAAGACTCCTTACGTTGTTGAATGGCATTGCACTGAGAAAGTGTACCGGAACAAAGAGACCGGTGCACTAATCTTCAACGACGCTACTTTCAAGGTTCCTGAGGAACTTGATAAATACGAGCTTGTGGATTGTGGATGCCACAATAGCGAACTCGTGCACTTGACGGACATAGAAATCGTGCAGCTGCCTGAAGAGAACTGGGAAGGTTTGCCCGAAGGTTTTGACTTCCCACGTGCTTCGATCCTACAGGAAGTGCGAGAAGCCCTTAAGGATCCAGAGCTTACATACATAGCTGGGCCAGCGCAGTGGATAGCTCACGGTGATACACTTGCCGAGAAGATCAAGTTCCTTGAGACTCAGAAAAATCTCGACATGTTTGACACTGCTGGCAGCCTTAACGAGTTGCTGACTCATGGCATCAAGGAGACTACGACTCTCCACTGTCGAAATTGTCGAGTTACGTATCCTTTCGATATTCAACTAGAGCCTTACAATTTTTTCCGATAATTCCGGAGCAAGAGTTACTTGACATGCAGTATGAACTGGCTAGGCATAGGAACATACCGCCAGACATGAACATGCCAAGTAAAAGTCTGCTGTACTTTTACTCGAAGTACAAAAGAGATCGTGAAGAACAATCTCCCTAGTACTTAAAAGTTCGTACCTTAGGTATCCCGGAAAAACCACTGGAGTTAGTATGAGTCTTCTAGAACGTTTGCAGAAACGAAAAGAC